GTTGGAATAACATGAAATATACTGTACAAATAGGTAGACATATGTTTTATAACAAAATAAAGAAAAGTTCATAAGTATTTTATCAGGTAAAAAGGAGAAGATAATGGAAAAAGGATTGAGTAGTATTACCACAGTATCATTTACTTTGATTTTACTTTCAATCATTGCTGCGACTTGTCTCTATGGTTTGAATGACCGTAAACTAATGGCAGCAAATATTGAAAATGCTATTGCAAAAGGTATTGACCCACTGGCTGTACGATGTTCATATGCCAAGAGTGATGATATTGTTTGTATTGCCCATGCCGCTAATCGTAAATAAAAGGAGATTATATTATGAGTTTTAATAGCGACGAACATTCATTTACATTTCGTTTTCACTCTGCTGAAGGCGAAAGAGATTTAGAAATGAATTATAATGCTTTATATCTTAGTGATATTTTTGAAAGATTTCGTGATTTCTTACAGGGCTGTGGTTATCTGATTGAAGGCCAGATTGAAGTTATACCATTTTCAAAAGCATCCGAATCACATGAATCACATGAAGAAAGATTTAGTATGGATCACTTGCCTAATAATGGTTGGCCATTTGGTTCAACAATGAATGACACGATACCAGTGCCGGTGCAACCATCGACAAGTTATCAGAGCAATTCCATGTCATCTAATTATAATTATGATCCAGTTACGTTTCCATCCATTTATTCACCCAAGGTCTCAGTGTCAGAAAAATAATGCCAACAAAAGATGAGATGCTGAAGTTTTCTATGCAAATAGAGCGGCTAGTGGCCAACACAGATTACACATATCTTGAGGCCATTACTGAACATTGCAAAGAGACGGGTTTGGAATTAGAGGTTGCTGCTTCACTCATTACACCAAATCTCAAATCAAAAATACACGAACAAGTAGAACGTTTGAATATGTTAAAAGTGAAAGGTAATCGTTTACCGATATGACTGGTTATGAAGCCTTCTGTTTATACTCTTCTCTCAAACTACATTTCAATTCAGATTCTTATGATTACTTCAAGTATAACGGTAAAGTAAGTACAAGTATTGATGCCTTTGAGAATCGTAAGGACAAGTGGCACTTCTATAAACTGAGTCGTAGATTTGCGAATGAAGAACAAGGTCGTGATTTTATTGTTGCTAATCTCATTCACGATTCTAATGTTTGGGTGGGAAACTTACTTACTGAAGAGTCAAACATTCAGTATCGTAAACGACAGAAAATTATTCAGTCGTTGACATACACCTTCACAAATGAAATTGAATTATTAATGAGTCATGCAAGCCCAAATGAATTGCTTATGAGTCAGGGCGGAGAATATCCAGATTTACTCATCAAGTTATTACACGAAGAAATTTCACTTGAGACTATTTGTATATTGAATCAAGTTTTGGAATTTTTGCCTGCATGGGATCGTAAGATTGGTGACACAATTCATTACCCAAACATCAGTCGAAAGATAAAGAAATACACACCGTTTATACCGTTCGAACCAACAAAATATAAACTTATACTCAAGAAAGAATACGATGCGAATAACTAAAATTTATTTGGACATGGACGGTGTATTGTCTGACTTCAATAAACGATACAGAGAAATGTTTCAAGTAAAACCATCAGGTAGTCGTGAACGTGGTGAAAAGCACGATGACAACTGGAATCGTTTTGTAGAAGCAAATAGTTTCGAAAATCTTGATTGGTATCCCGGTGGTAAAGAATTATTGAAGTATGTTATCTCACTTGATATACCTGTTGAGATACTCTCTTCTTCCGGTGGTCGTATGCATCATGAGGAAGTAAAGAGGCAAAAAAAGATTTGGCTTAAACGTCACCACATTGACTTTACAGCCAATATCGTTCCTGGTCGTCAACTGAAAGCAACTTATGCCAAATCAGATATTATACTTATTGATGATACTTCGGATGTCATCGATGATTTCAATATGGCAGGCGGCATAGGTATACTTCACAAAGAAACGGCTAAAACGATAAAAATTGTGCAGTCAGTCCTTGACGACACATATATAAACGTATATAATGAATCATGTGAACAAGATGCACATACTATTAACAACTAACTTATACGAGGTAATATATGTCAGACTTTTCTAGTCTCAAACGCAATCGCAATTCGTTCGACAAACTCACCAAGGCGATTGAATCAATCAACACACCAGCAGAAGGTTCTAAAGACGATGATCGTTTTTGGCAACCAGAAACAGATAAGGCTGGTAACGGTATGGCAATTATTCGTTTTCTGCCAGCACCCGCAGCAGACGGTGATGATGCTCTTCCTTGGGTTCGTGTATTCAATCATGGCTTTCAAGGTCCAGGTGGTTGGTATATCGAAAACTCTTTGACTACACTTGGTCAAAAAGATCCTGTGTCAGAATATAATTCTGTGTTGTGGAACTCTGGTATTGAAGTAAATAAAGAAATCGCACGTAAACAAAAACGCCGTTTGACTTACATTTCAAATGTGCTTATCGTTTCTGATCCTAAAAATCCAGAAAACGAAGGTCAAATCAAACTGTACAAGTTTGGTAAAAAAATCTTTGACAAACTGACCGAAGCAATGAATCCTCAGTTCGAAGATGAGAAAGCAATCAATCCATTTGATTTCTGGGATGGTGTTAACTTCAAAATCAAGATTCGCCAAGTTGAAGGTTATCGCAACTATGACAAGTCTGAGTTTGAATCTCCTTCAGCATTGTTTGATGGTGATGATGCGAAACTTGAAGCACTTTGGAAAAAAGAATACTCACTCAAAGAGTTTCTTGATCCTAAACACTTTAAGTCATATGATGTGTTGAAAGCCAAACTTGATAAAGTTCTTGGTCTTGATGGCACTGCGCCAGTAAGCAAGACAAAGGCTGAAGAGTTTGTTCCAAGTCCTTCACCCGATCTTGATGAAGAACTAGACTATTTCAAGTCTTTAGCAGAAGATTAAACTACGGCGCCACCTTCGGGTGGCGTTTTTTTATGCTGGCACTGGAACGTTAGTTCGTTTTGTTTCTGCTACAATGTTGTTTTTTGTTCCGGCTAAAATGATTGTGGGATTTTGTGGTTTGGATTGTTCTCTTTGCTCAATAGATAACTGATTAGATGCTTTTGATAACTCGGTTCCAACTTCTGTTTTTCCTGTAGAAACATCAATAGGTTTTCCTTGTGAGTCAACCGATGTAGTTGATCCATCAGGTGCGTCTGGTGTTGGTACACTTCCAGCAATTTGAATATGCCAATCTTCTTTTCTATCAGCACCAACTTTTGCTGATGTTACTGGTCTAATAATTCCAAAACTTTCTAGCCAACCACTAGGATTATCAACATAACCTGCTAGTTCATTTAGAAAACCTTTTGTGCTTCCTGTTCCCTTTGGCCCCGAAGTTGCTTGTATATCAACAGCAAGTTTTTTTTCATGAAAGCTGGTACCTGGTTTAGCGACAGGTGCTAATTTTGGATTACTCTTTCCACCTTTAGCAAGATACTCAGCGTATAGTTGTTGTTGTTTTTCTGAACTACGATAACCTGAATTTATTTGTAGTTTTATTTTTGTTTTATCAAAAAAATCTTTTGCCATTAAAGCAATTCGATTTGAAAAATCAGGCGCTAGTCCAATTATATCAACTCCTGGCATCACTTTGACATAATCATTTAAGTTTATTTTTTCTTTTTCTTGTTTCTGTGGCTGCGGAGACACAGAAGGTGTTTGTATTTGTACTGGCTTTTCTTTTTCTTTTAAAATAATTGGTTCTGATGGCGTTACTTTTGATGCTGTAACTGATGGTAAAGGTGTTGGCGCAGGTTCTGCTTTAGGAGTTGGAGCAGATGGCGCCGGCGCATATGGCGCCAAAGGTATAGACCTATCTTCGATTGGCGGAAGAGGTTCTTTTTTTTCTTTTTTAAATAATCTTTGTAGAAAAGGCACTGCTTTTTTTGGCGCATTTTCTATTTCTTCTATTTGTTTTTTCTTTTCTTCTGTCTCTTTTTTAATTTCAAGTATTTCTTTTTCATGTGACAGTTTACGTTTTTTTAAGACTAAAGTTTTTTCTTCAGCAACAAGTTCGCCGTATTGTTTTTGTAGTCTTATAGCGTTTTCAGCAAGAATTTGCTTTGTCTCACGTTTTTCAGCTAAAGCATCAACATCAACACCAAGAATGTTTGTCGCAAAAAGTCTACCTACTTTTTGAAGTCTAGGTGACAACCACTCAACAGCCATCTGTAGAAAACTACCAATTCTTCCAATTGTTTCTTTGTAAAATGAACCAGCTTGGCTGATATAGTTACCCACCTGTTCTTCACTAATAAGACCAAAACTAATGAAACTCAAATATTTTTTGAAAGAACTAACAAACAAATCTAACCAATTTACATTTTCATAGAAGTTTTTTATGCCGTCGGAAATAAAAGTTATACCTTCTTCTGCTTTGGCCATTAGACTTTCGACATAAGGAGTTATAATTTCAATCAATTTGTAAA